AAGAAACCATTGAGACATTTTATAGAAAAGAGGCAAGGCAAATGATAGTATACAAAATAAATGTCCTGCAAGAGTTGAAGCACAAAGGATATTCAACTTATGTCTTGCGGAGAGATAGAATCATGGGAGAAGCTCAGATACAAAAGATTCGGCAGGGTGAACTTGCTAGTAAAGAAACTCTCAATACAATCTGTCGATTATTGCAGATACAGCCCGGAGACTTGCTTGAATATGTGGAGGAGATATAGATGTTAGGAGACTATATTAAAGACCCATCTTGTGGGTTAGGTAAAGTTATAAAACTCAGACCTGGCAATGAACTTGTGTACTTTTTCAAAGCAAATGATAGCCTGCATGATGGTGCAATAGAGCCAGGTTCCTGTCCAGACAACCATGGTTGGTGGTTCAGTCATTACGACATTAAAATAATGAAGTGTCTTCCTCCACTGGTATCATTAATAGAGAGGAGGCAACAATGCAAATAGGTGATATAGTGTGGCGACACGACTTCGGCGCAGGGAGAATAGTAGATATTGATATTTATAGTTTAACGCCATATTTAGTTTATTTTTATAAAGAAGATAATCGCTTACATGATGGTGGTGGTAAAGGTCCACGTTGTCACTATTGGTTATGTTTCGAAGGATCACTTACTCTTGTCCATTCAGTGCCTTTGTGCAAGCTAATAGAAAGGAGAAGAAATGCAACATCCTAAAGAATTAAATATAGGTGACATAGTTTATCATAAATATTACGGTATAGGACAGATAGAAGATATTGACAAAAGTTTTGAACCATTCCAATATTTAGTCTATTACTATAAAGAAAACATTTCATTACACAATGGAAATGGTGGCTCAGATTACCACTATTGGTGGAGCTATGCTGAAGACCTGAAACTTATTTCATCTGTCCGTACATTAATAGAAAGGAGGCAACATGGTTGATTTAAGGAAGAAGCTCCGGTCTGGAATGATAGCTGTCACACCAGCAGGAAGCTATCTTGTTCTTACCGATTGCGAGACGGCGAATTATGGCAGTCAAGATTTTTGTATTATTGGACCTGATGGTTTTATGATAGGCAGTAATTACGATGAAAATTTGAGCACTATTCGTGGCATTTGCTCTATAAAAGCTCTATATAAGTCAACTGTAAATGGACTTACTTATGAAATGAAATACAAAGATAAAGATTTAATTTGGACAAGGGATCCAAAAAATCTTAAAGAATTAATTATATCAAGGAGGTTTTCAAGATGAAGACAGCAAAGGAAAGACTCTATAAAGTTGATTATGCCGAGGAAAAACTCGGTGACACAGTAACTAAGGAACTTGTGAATACCAGTGAGTATGAAAAAGGCTACGGAATCATTCAAGCTCTTGAATCATGCGAAACAGACGGAGAATTTGACATATTAGATGAAATTCTGACTGCTTTATGTGGTCATGGTATTGAGTATCTCACCAACTTAGTAGAATGTAACTATTAAACTATGAAATAAAATTAGAGCTGTGAAAACAGCTCTTTTTTATTATATAAAAAAGAAAAGAGGAAAACAAAATGGAAAACATCGTTTACAACACAGTTATGAGCAACTTATTAATCTCTGGTACAAAGGCATGCGCAGTAATTCCAAGGGAACTGATGTCTGTTGATCCTGCTTATCAGCGGTTAGAGACACGAAATCATAGAAAAATTAAAGCAATGCATGACAATTTTGATCATATGATTATGGATGCATTATTAGTGGTGCCACATCCAGAAGAGTGCACTTTTTCTATTGTAGACGGTTATGGTCGTTTTATTGCATCAGAAGGTATTTTAGATAAACTCGAATGTGTTGTTATTACTTCAGCTCCCGAAGACCCGGATGAGAGAAGACATTTCGAAGCAAGTATCTTTACAAGACAGAGCTTGTATACTGAAAAAGTTACTCCGCTGCAGATGCATAAGGCAAATCTTATCTTAGGTGAACCGAATGCTGTAGCGTTGCAGGAAGTGGTTGATGAATATAATTTAAGCATTGCAGAAGACAAAGGGGTAAGAAAACCAGGAACTATTGGTAGTTACACATCCGCTTACAGGATAATTAAAGCAAAAGGTAAG